ACCACCGTCAAATAGTTTCAGGAAGTCATCACCAACCTCAGCAATCTTAGATCCGTGAAGATATACATGGGACACGGGAGGGTTGACATTGTCGCAAGTGTGAATAACCTCAGTGTTTGCAGATTTCCAGTCAGTGTTACCTTTGATGGCGGCAATCATTTCAGATTCGATCTTACGCATGAGGTCGTTTCGTTTGAACTAGTTCAATATAGTCGGTCTGGGGGAGCGTGCGTCTTTTGTGTGCCACTTCCCCGACCGCACACAGGCGGCCGCGATTCTCAATAAAAAATGTATATTGAGAATCGGAACGGTTAGTGTTACCTAAGGGGTTGCAATCTCACTACCTCAGGTTCACTCTCATCAACCCAGCATGACATAACATGAAACCCAGGATTGTTGCGCTTACAGTTAGCAATTGCTTCCTGTTGTGTGGGTGCAATGTAACTCAGAACGTCAAAGCGAGAGTAACCATTAGAGTGAAACATTTCACCGTAGATGTTGAACTTAGTCTCAGTCATTAGTCGTAGGGGAAGAATGAGGAACGGGTTGAATCTGTTGTGTAGGGGATATCAAAATCCTCCCCAAACATTTGATAGTAGAACTCACTGAAGATAGCGAAATCATCTGGTGTTTCGTTATTCCAGATTTTGAGAATTTCGTCGTAGTTCATATCACTCACCGAAGAAAGCAAAGTGTGCATCAAGCACGAAATCGATGACCTCGTCAGTTGCACTTACGTCGAAACGTTCGCAGAACCAATCGACTGCCATTTCAGATGATGCCATAGTGTCAAACATGAACCCCTGCAGTTCGGAGAGGTTAGAGTCAGAAAAGAGTTGTGTTTTGTTCATGTGTACACAATACACGATCTGGGGCGCTGTGCCTATTTCGTGTGCCACCTTGCCAACTGGTCGGGCAGCCGACCAGTTTGTATCACTTAGTGGGGAAATTACGGCAGACAGCATCACATAAAATCTTCACAAGTTCTTCGTCATAATTGACATCAAACTGTGCAAAGTAATCAGTGATGATACAATCAATGTCCTCCATTAATTGTTCCCTTGCCATGAGCATTTCGAGGCGATCCATGATCAATAGTCGGTGTTACCTTTGATGTAAGATTCTACGTCAAACTTGTCATCTTGCTCCCATTCTTCCTTGTATTCGATCACATCGAAAATCTCACCAGGGGCATCCTGAATCTCACTCCAAAGTTCGTCAAACATGATTGAATTTCTCAACTGTTGATACAATACACGATTTTGAGCACTGTGCTCATTGACTGTGCCACTAGAACATGTGGCACAGTTTGTTATCACGAATCACCCATACACAAAGTATGATCCAACGCGGTTACGAAAAATATTAGCACGCTCAATGATATCGTGGTGATTCGTGATAACAAACTGTGCCCCCTCAAAGGTTAACTGACCCAGAAGGATTACAAGTGCGATGACACGAACCACGAAAGATTTCAGATGAGAATGCACGTAACGGCGATAGAATTTGCCGAAAGCATAACCAAACTGAAAAGTCTTTTGTATCATGTTGCCCAGAAAGTTCAGGCACCAAAGTATTGCCGTCACTGTGAAGATTTCGGAACCGATGGCATAAACTCGTGCGCCCCAGATTGTGACACTTTCCAGCACCTCAATTGCGGGTGCCAGGTGGAAAAAATTGATTGCGGTCATTTGTGAAAAGAATTCGTGGGGAGTTTGTGAAGAGATTTCTCAACCCACGAAACAAACATAACCCCTCACGAACGAATCCGCAAGGGGTTATGTGACACTAGAACTATTGGCATATATTCTTTAAAAAAATGGGAGGAAAGGTCCATCAATTCTTTCCTCCCACAGGGTTATCCACTATTTTACACCTACTCTATAATAGTAAAGTTTATTTTTCTCGCGCTTATTTGGGCAACCAAGGTACATAATTGCCCAATAGGAGTAGGGAGACTTGAACTCCCACGAGCATAATGCTCAACAGATTTTAAGTCTGGTGCGTCTACCGATTCCGCCACACTCCCGATAACAAATATCATACAATGTCTCGCGCTATATGTCAAGAATCATATGATGTGCCAATTAACAAAGTGGCATATTAGAAAACATCACTGTAATCTTTGATGTTAACATCAACATCCTCGTCACCTTCGAGTGACAGAAGATCTCGCCAATCTAGATCTTCCAGGGGATAATCATCATAACATTCCACGTCGAGCGTGATACGTACCCTGCGTTTGTGTGCGATCATGATCATCTCGTTGTGTGTTGTGAACATATTGTATCATGCATAATGATGATACGCAAGTGCCTGATAATCTTGTGAATCGCGCTCGTATTCATCATCAGTATCATCGAGATGATAGATATCCTCTCGTATGATATTGTTATAACGTTGATGATTCTCGTAGTACGAATCTTCATCGATGTTAAAATCGTTCTCGCAGAAAAAATCGATCTCGTAATCGTCGTACATGGGAACTCGTAGCGATTGTGTTGAACACGTGTATATTGTATCATGATCTCGACGAGACTGCAAGCCACAACGCCCACGTGGATCTCGACGAGTTATAATAGATTATTTATACAAAAAATGATGAAATGTTAAGATATGATGATATCTCGACGAGTTATGATATAATGCGCGGATCTCGACGAGCGATCTCGTAGCGTTTTTCTGGGGCGCGGCGGCGTTAGACTTGACAAACTGCGCGTCTTATGGTACGCTCGCTTAGTCCACATGTCTCGAAGGCATTTAAGAGACACTGTGGAAATACCAGGCACATACCACGAAGTATCTCACAATACAAAAAACAGTTTTATATTTATACAACATTTTAGAGTGTACATCTAGAAATAACACCCTAAAACATACACAGTGTTCCTTACACTATAAAAAGAGTACCGTACTATATAAAACAACTGTACTAATACCACAAATAATGGCACAAAGAGGCATTATATACCTGATTACAAATAAAAAGAACGATTGTAAGTATGTGGGTGAAACCACACTACCAATGAACAAAATCTGGAAGCACCACATCGATCAATCCAAAAGAATGTCCTCATTGCCCCTGCACAAAGCATTCAGACAATTCGATGTAAGTTCATTTAACATTAAAGAATTGGATGAATGTAATGATCATGAACTAGAAGAAAAACAGAAATATTGGATATTACATTATAACTCTCATATTCATGGATACAATACATTAGAAATAGAAACGATTGAAGAGGAAGAAGATGAAGAATCAATCGAAGACGATGTAATACATGTGCCCGAACTTAAGGAACATTATAATACATGGTATACAATTAAAGATGAAGATAGAGGTGATGGTAAGAAATCAGGTCTTAAAATACAGGGGAAAAATATAGAAACTGGTGAAATAAAAACATGGGATACTGTAAGAGAAGCGGCAGAAGAAATTACAGGTAATCCAAGAAAGAATTCAAATTTACTAGTTTGTGCCCGAAACAATTACAAATGTTATGGGTATAAATGGACCATCCTTGAAGATAAATCGAAGAAGAAGTCTATATTTGGCATACACAAAAAAACGGAGAGACTAGGTCCCCGCTTTGAAAGTATAGCAACATGTGTAAAAGAACTAGGTGCTGGTGGTCATGGTACAGGACTCACCAAAAGTTTAAAGCACCCAGGTCGTTATAGTTGGCGTGGTTTTTATTGGTATTATGGTTAACTGAAAGGATTGTAAAAATCGGCGCTTCCAGTCTCGGAGCCATCCCATTTGTCCAAGGGGCAGCGAGCAGAACTGAGAGATACTTTCTTATCAAGAAAACAACCACATTTCATACAGCGATTGTGTTTCTCATTGTATTGATCGCAACTCTTACAAATTGCCATTCTTTGCTCTTTCAATTCATCTGTAGAGAAGACTTGCTCCCCTTTCATCACATCAACAATAGCATCCTGTACTAAACTAACTAGACTCTTTGCCTGCTCAAATTTTGATGGGTATTGATTATTTTGCTGCTTCATTTGCCTGCCACTCCTCATAATCTTCAAATGACATCATATCATACCAATCTTCGTCTCTTAACTCATTCATTATATCAACTGCTTCTGTCATTTTTTGGCGTATTGTTGCAATGTCCATGTCCCACTTTTTCTCTGGGCACCATTCAGTCGCGACTGTAGTTTTAATGCTTAAATCACATCCACATGCATTACAGTGCTTACCACCGCCTTCATGGATTTTGAAGTATGGGCACTTCTTACATACGCTCATCCTTCTCTTTGCAATATTCTCACTTGATTCAAATTTAGGACTTACTATCCTATAATAAATTGCCATCAATAGTTCGCAGAACTTGTTTATTTCTTCTTCGGTAAATGATATTTTACCGTTCTTTTTATAATATTCTTTAATGAAATTCGTAGGTCTAGATAAAGTCATTTTCATTCAAAATAATTCGTTTTTATTTATTCTGTAATTACATTTTGAAGTGTGATATACACATAATCAAGAATTTCACCATCAGTGCCGTCTAATCGAAGAGCAACTAAAAATTCCTTTTCAGGTGCTTCTTCTGTGATTTCATCAGTTTTAGATGTAATCGTAAATGTTCCAGTATTGTTCTGGACATTTACAATTCCAGTTTTGTAATCATTTGTTGTTGGTTGATCTTCTAAATCATTCGGTCCAAGTGCAAATCCACTCACACTGAAATATAAAGTCGTCGAATTCTCACAATTGGTTGCAGCGATTGTAAAATCAATTGATTCACCTTCATTAAATGTTGTGGAACTTGCAGACAGTGTTGCGGTTATAGTTGTGATGTTATTGACAAATGTTGTCGGTGTTCCTGATGTTCGACCTTGCGATCCAGAATTTTCTGTGGCACCAAGAATTCTATCTTGAGATTGTGTAATGTAATATCCACCATCACCTGCAATTGCCTTTCCACCAGTACCACCATTTCCATAAGGTGTACTTCCACCATCTGCACCATAATCTCCACCATCTGCACCATCAGTGCCCTTCTGCCCTGCCGTTCCATCTTGCCCAGCTTGACCAGCTTCACCAGGTTGCCCGTCTTGTCCTTTTTGTCCAGTTTTTCCCTGCTCACCTGCTTCACCCCGTTTACCTTGCTCTCCAGCCTGGGCACTGCCAGACCATCCACCAGGGCAAAATTCAGCTTGTTGACCATAACCACCATAACCACCACTGCCTCCTCTGCTACCAGAAGAACCTGTTCCACCAACTTGCCCAGCTCCACCATCTCCACCTGCTTGCCCTTCTCCAGCTATTCCACCATCTTGCCCCTTTTGTGCCGTATTATATGACACACCCCAACCTTTTCCATTTCCACCGTTTCCACCAGCTCCACCAGCTCCACCTCGTCCACCTCTTCCACCACTACCACCTCTTCCACCGTTTCCACCTCGTCCACCACTACCACCTGTTCCGCCACTTCCACCTTCACCACCATCTCCACCTTGGCCACCAGATACTTGAACTTGCTCAATTCTTCTACAAGTTCTTGTTCTATATTGATTTCCACCCCAGTCCCACATTCTTCCGCCACATGATCCAGAATCTCTCTGCTCTCTACTTTCCCAACCTGAAGGACATGCTGGTGCAGGATCACCACATGCCTGCTCTGTTTGTTGATCAGTTACACCCTGACACTTACCAGGACTACCATCAGCACCACGAGCACCATCGGCACCATCGGCACCAGGATCTCCACCTGTTCCACCTCTTCCACCATCACCACCGTCTCCACCATCACCACTGTCTCCACCATCACCAGCAGGTCCTACACCTGGATTATATCCAATTCCACCTTGCCCAATTTGTCCAGCACTTCCAAAAAGTCCACCAGATCCACCTCCTCCAGGGTTTCCAGAATCTGGATTTGTATTAGCAGGACCATCGGCACCAGCATCACCATCGGAACCATCGGCACCATCAAGTCCATCTTCACCAGAAACTCCACCAATTCCAGCAGCTCCGCCGCCACCTCCACCACGAATCGTGCCTGATTGACCATCAATTTTAATTTCTATTAAATCACTTTCAGGAACACCAGTAATCTCAAGTGCTGGTCCACCATCTTGCCCATCAGGTTCACCAGTAACTGGATTTTGACTACTTGCTCTACTTGCAGTTCCTTTAAGACCATACATTCCAGTCACTGAACCATGCACTGAAATATCAACATTATTAGCATTACCAGACCAAGACATTGCCGAACTAGTGGCATCCTCACTATATACTTGCCCCTTAATACGCAATAATTTTTTTACATTTTTATCTAAATTACCACCCCAGTAAGTAGAACCTGCAGCATCATAATTAGCATTTCTTCCCGACTGCTCTACTACAATTTCTTTTACAGTATCTCTAAAATCTGACATAGATAATGGTTCCCCAGAATCCATGGCAGGTATGCTTGCATTCTCATCTGCATCTGGAACATAAGAATTATAAACATCAGAAGCTGCTTCTCTATAAAGCTCTCTTGCATTTAGAGTTCCATCAGTTTTTCCCTTAAAGTTCTCTCTAAGATCAGACCATTTGATAGAACCACTACCAAACAATTCTTCAGTTTTATTAGTTTCCGACATTACCTACTGGGAAATTCCTAATTATGAAATTATTTATCATTATTCGGAAAAAATTGGAATAATCTCTATATTTTCACAATTCTGCGATTTAACGTGATTTTCCCACATTACGGCATCCTCAATACTATAAAAAACTGCCGTTTGTTTTGCTTTCTTGTTCTTTTTATTTTTCAGGTAAGTGACACTGTATTTCATAATGATTAATTGTTGTTGGTTTTTTGTTCCAGTGCCGAATAACACCAGAAATAATAAAACAGTTGGTAATAAGATAAGTTAAAAATATAATAGTTCTAATTCTAGCAACAGCATCAGATTCTTTATCATCTTTACTTGCCTTCTCACCTATTGCTTTTGCCCACCATCTCCATAAAGTAGTTCTTTTTGACATTCTCTTCTCTCAATATATTTCAATTCATTCCACTGAAATGCATAACAAAGTACCAAAACATGTATTTTTTGATGTAAAGGGCAATCTTTAATGTTTTCATCAGTTTTACACTTTACCATTACTTCTATTGTGATGTAATCTGGGCATACAAAGTACACCCATCCTTCATCACAATTTCCATTATGTTCCCATTTAACATAATCGTCAACAGCAGGTATATAAGTCATAGAAATGCTGCTTCTAAAGGACTTATGTTCAACCTCATCGCACTGTAAGGTCTGGTGTCTTCAATATTTACCTGATCTCCACACTTGGTGGAGTTAATAGGCGCATGATAGGTTCCCTTCTTTGTGTTGTAGAATCCCCAAATACTCTTTGCAACAGCACCATCGTTGAAAGTGAATTTAGAATGATTGCAACACCAAATACGTAATACATTGGGTCGAAACGTTTCAACTTCATAAGTGTAGTTTTCAGGAGGTTCATGGGGAAAATCATGCGGAAGTTCAATCATCAAAAACTGCTCTAATTCTATCTGGACTATAACCTTCGTCTAGAAGTTGTTTGATACGCTCAAGTGCTGCTTCTTTAGTAAGTTTTCGGTCAGTTGTTTCTAATTGCTCCCAACCAGATGTGCACTCAACTACTACTTTATAAAGATTTGCCATAGATCAAGTCGTAAACTGTTCAACAATACCAGATTCTACATCTTCTGCAAGAGCATATGTTGGAGCTTTCATGATATTTTCCCTGAGACGCTTAAAATAATCATCATTTGCTCCACCATCTTCTTCGGCAATGATGTCAAAACATTCTTCATCATTTTCTGCAATGATATTCCAAATGCCACCATATTCAGAACGCGGGAATGGAATGTAGTGATCAACAATGTAGAGAAACTTTTGTGCCATCGGTTTGTGTAAATTACTCCTTGATTTTACTAGCGGTTGTAAGATTTGTCAACTGCCTCTCTAATTCACATTTGATTGAATTGAGGTGCATGAAAATAAACTGTTTGTAGGGATTATCCTTTGTCAATCCCGTGATCCCTTCAACTTGGTACAATGCTAAGATTAATTTTGTCTGCTCATCCATTTAGACAAACTCCTGAATATAGTAATCAACGGTTACTTCCAATTCCGATGCTTTCTTTTCAAAGAATTCATTAGTATATTGCTCTGCCTCTTTCCACTTGTTGTGTGAATCGATTTCAGTTTCGGCGTGTTGCATAAAATCATCAAATGCTTTGATGAATTGTTCAATGTCTTGGTCGTTCATTTTAGAATGAGGGTTCACAAATTGGGTCATCTTCTGTTCTACAGATTGAAATATCAAGGTTATTATAAATTTCTTTTAATCGATTATAGAGTGATGGAGCACTACCATAATCTTTTGCAATATGGCACTCATCTACATGTTCTAGGAGTTCTAAAGCGGAAAGTAAAACTCCCAATTCTTGAACATTTAAATTTACATTTGTATCTGTTTTCATTTATTCAACTCCGTAGGTTTTAGAAAGAAAACCTGATTTAGTCTATATTTTTTAAACCACAACTCATCATTTACAGACATACCATGGTAAAACTTATGCCCATCAAAAATAGACATAGTATTATATCTAGCAGTGATAGTTTTTGCTAATGGCCAAAGATGTCTAGGTTTCCAAGGCCAAAGATGTTCAGGTTCTCTTGGGTTTTTTGGATAAATGAGTTGTGGTGCATACAAGTTAGTTCCTGCAGTAGTTTCCTCATTTAAATAAACAATTGCATTGAGACCAGTATCATTATGTGGGTACCAATAACAGTTTTCATAGTCATTGAATCCTTTATGTAATAATTTAGTTTTGTTAGTTACAATTGTTCTTTGATAATGATCTACTGGTTCTGTTTTAAGAAGATCACATAAGAAATTATATACAATATCTACATCGGGATTTACTTCCTCTAACCTCCTATCATCGAATAAAATAGAATTATTGGTTATATTATTTCTTTTATCTTCACCACTTTTCCAAAGTGGTGTTTTCCTTGAATTTATATAATTAATAACTTTATCGGGATAGCGATAAAAATTACTAATTGTATAAATTTTACTATCCATAAACTCTTCTACATCTATATCAAAAGAAGAGTTTATTTCAAATATGTTCATAACTATCGTTTAAGTTACTTTATGTATACTTTCTTTTTGTTGACGTAAATGTTCAATTTGTAGATTGATTTCTTCAATTTCAGACAGAAGTTTCAATTTTCGTTTTGATAGAGATGCAATAGATTCTTCAAACATAGAATCCCAACTACCATACTTTTCTGGAGAGTACCAAAAATCTTCCCAATCTTTTGGGGAATTAGTTACATCTTCAATCATCACAAAGTTTCTCAAATTCAAGTTGGTCACAGCAGGTATCATCATCCTGCAAATCAATCATCTCAGTATCAGTGAGGCAGGTCAGTTTACCGAAGAGAAAGTCGATAAACTCATGATCTTCTTTAGTGAACATTACAGTCTGGATGTGGTTGTGGGAGTGTAGCACACGCATCGTATGCTTTGAACATCTTAGCATCACGCTCTGCTAGGAAGTTAAGATAACTCCCAAGAGCAAGACAAAGAAAGATGCCAAAGAGTCCATATTGCATGACTTTAGAAAACATTAGTCCAGCGTTCGTGGTTTGCTTTGGTGATACGTCCTTCTGCTAACATGTTATCACACACATTAACAAAGACTTTGAACTTTTCCTCACGGGTGAGAGCATGACCAAGAACAGCAGTCTTGATCACACGGAGCATTTGAGTCTTGGAAGTGATCATGATCAGCAGTAGAGAGGCATATACTCACCAGCAGGCATCTTTTCAGTATTGTAACCAGTAACCTCGGCACCCTTAGCAATACGGGATGCCCACTCATGCTTTGCATCGGTCATGCTCACAACACTATAGGACTTCATGCCATTAGCACGGAAGGTAACACGCTTTGTGAAACGCTTCACAACAGTCTTCATACCCTTCTTCTCACATGCCTCAGCAATGAACGCTTCGGGGAAGAAGTCAACGATGGTGGCGGAGTTGGTCAGTTGCATGGGGTTGTCTCCCTGTCGATGTTCTTATTATAGGGCAGAGTGGAGTAGAGTCAGGGGCAGAGTGGACACTCTCTCAACTGTCCACCCGCTCCCGCATTTGATTAAGAATGGCGCTTAAATCATCTGCAACATCAGACATTGCAGATCGTGCATATCCTGTTGCATAAGGATAACCTTGATCCTCATTCTCAGGTGCTTCATGACAAACATTGATCGCAGCATTCAAACGATCAATTATCATTACCAGTTGATCATCAATGGAGAACATGTTCATCAGTTGATTACCTTGTAATTATACAGGAGTACATAGGCGGTTAACAAACCCATGTGACACTTTTTCATCCTGCACACCAAAAGTATCGGTTAACCACCAATTGTATAACCTATCTTCTTCTTCCCGCGCCTCAATTTCATGTGGTTGATACCAATAGTCCCAATTTTCTACTGGTGTTTTACAATAACACAATTTTCCATAACGGTGCCGCAGGGAACCACGTATCCACTGTGCCAGATGGGTCAGTTCATGCAAAAGAGTTTTTATATACAAGTCCCTGTCCATATGGGTATCCATTTCGATCAGAAAGTGACGTGGACGATAGGATTCACCGACCACATCACAATAACCATTCACACCCTCACGTTTCAGACCACGATGAACGATATCAATCGTGATTTTGTGATTGGGGAAGAAATTATTCAGAAACCAAGAGGTAACATCCTCACAGAGGACTTTAGAATAACCGTATCCAGAATGAGTGATGATAGACATGTGCCCCAGTGCATTAACCAAACAAATGAACCAATAAAGACTAGTTTTTCTTTAGTTGTCATCCCCAATTTTCCATAAACTCTTCCAGCGTATAATGCTCATCTGTAGAAGTTTCTTCGATTAATTGTTCAATCGTAAGTTCTTCCATTTCATCCCGATATTCATCTAAGGTAGGATCAGTATCGGGATTAAAATCATCATGGCAGAGATAATCATACTCTGCACACAATGCATTGATAAGTTCTTCTTTGGAATAAATCATTGGATGTCATTTTTTACAACGTGGTTCCATGCTTTCTTAAATTTATCATCCCAATTATTACAATAAGGGTGATAAAAAGCATTTAATGCAAGTGTAATGTCAACAATTTTTTGCTTTTCACCAGCATCTACTGCTTCTTGTAGTTGATCAAGAAGAAAATTAAATGTGGTGATTTGATTAAATGCTTCTTCAAGATCATTCATTACTTCCCAATTTTTATTCATTGTTCATCAATAATCAAAGAGTCATCTGGCAAAGTATTAGCACGTACTTTCATTCTATTCATTTTAGAAATTTCCCATCCGTTTGCTTCAGCATCATGCACAACTCCATCAAGTTGACGACGTTCGCTTTCAGTTTGATAGTGACGATGATCATTCATAACTTTATCCTCAAATGAACATAATAATTATAGCATATGGATTAATGTAACCTCAACGTACATACAGATAACCACCTGCCCAATCAGCATTGGCAAGCAACCATTCACGCTGCTCAATAATCAGCAGGTTGAAACGAACACCTTTGGCTGGTGCTTTGAATGATGCAGACTTGTAAACCTCACCAGTTTTCTTGTCTACGAAAGCATGAACACTACGGGAAGCAGGACGATTGTTGTTAGGAACCTCCATAATGATCTTATGATACTTGCGACCAGATTCGATCACAAACTTATACACAGGAGCATCATAGCCACCGACAGTGCCATGATTACGATCCTTGAAGTTCTGCTCCAGCGCATCACACAGCATGAGAGTGTACTTACGAACATTCAATTGAATGGTGTTGCGGGCATCCTGAGTGGCGCAGTAGTCGGAGAAGGTGGATCGCATTGGTTGGTTGCGTATGAACGTATTATAAGGGCATATAGAAGCGTTTCAGGGCATCCTGTGCAGGTTATTAGACTGTCACATCAAGCATTGCCCAACGATCAATATTGGATTGATAATACTTATTAATCACATTTGTTGCCACTTGATTACATTCGCTGTCATTAAATCCCCATTGAGTATATTGTATACAAAAATCATAAATTCTCTTCTGTGCATAAACTGGACTAGTGGTGGACGATAGAATCTCAGAAAATTCTTTATTAATAATATCAATCACAGAATCGGGAGTGTCAATATAACACTCCCATTCACTACGTTTGATGGAGACTTGTTCGCGTGTGATAATCATTTGTCGTTGATAGAACCAGCAGGGATTTCTTCTTCTTTCATATAGTTCTCATCCCAAGAGCGGGTATTGTAGCATGTCCACCCAGCACTTGTGAAGAGATAAGCATACTCTTCACCACAATTATCTGCAGTTTTGAGATACTCACTCTTATTTTTGTTCAGTTCAGGTGCATTTTCATCAATAGTCTCTCCACGGGAAGTATAGTAAAGAGGACCAGTTTCAGGAAGAGTTTCATTCTGCCAACCAGCATTAGTGTGGAGAGCACTAATGTTACCACCGTTAATAAGTTGAGTCACTTTCTCCTTCGTATCATAGAATTCGCGGAGAACTTTGCCATTGAAAGAAGGATAACCATCCCAGTGGCAGTAAACAGAAAGAATAGAATCATCACTCAGTTGAATACCAATTCGAGAACGAGTGCCCATAATGAAAATTTAAATGAAGTGATACAGGGTGACCAGCGCCTGTGTTTGGTTTAGTCCCGTAGGAGGTCAGTGATCTCTCAACCACCTTCTTAATATACATGAAAAAAGGGGGTCGAAACCCCCTTGTATGCCACCTATTTAACTGTCACAATCAATCGTCGTAAATCAAACATTCGGGTTCTGATGGGTTTTGATCACAGAATAATTCCAAATAGTTCGGATCGTGATGATCTCCTGCTTCAATTTCTTCTTTATGGTGTTCAGCATATTCTTCCAAATCATGCAATTCACCTTCAATATGGCGGCGCATTTGAGGTGACACAGTAGGATCTTGAAGAATGTCTTTATCCTTTTGGATGTGTTGTTCGATGCTATCCATTAAGCATATTTTGAATGATGTACCTATTTATTATAGTCAATCTTCCAATGGTCCGCAAGTTATCCATCCTTTTGCATTAGTTGCCTGACCTTTTAGTGAGGTTTTAAGATTTTCTACCATAGATTCTGCAAATGCTTCCATTCTTTCTGGATGAATAGCACGAATATCTGCCTGTTCCAAGGCAATTTTCATGCTTTTTTCTTCTTTTTTGGTCAGTTTTTTACCATTTTTTGGAAGAGTCATGGATTTTTCTTGATTACTGTAGTATTTTAGCATTCCAACACAATTATATACCCATTTCTTTAGATTTCCTTTATGTTTGATTTACATTTCTAAATCACATATCATCGGTAAAAGTACCAAAAAATCCACTACTCCCAGAATTACGTGTTTCAAGTTTATCTAAAATTGAATCAGTATTTTTGATGATATCAATTTTAGTAATCATTTCAGCAATAGCATTACATACCATCGGTCTTTCTTGTCTAGCAGCAAATGCAAGTGCATTACGAAGTGATTGTTCAGCATCACTCAAAGATTCGGTTACAGAATTTGAAAGTGCCACGTTTTATACCTCCTCAGTAAAATTTTGTATTGCAGTTTCAACTAAAGTTTTTATTTCTTTAGATGACATACCATTTAAAAATGACCACTTTGGATCATCTTTATCCCATTCTATACTAAAAGATCCATCTTCATTTTGATGAATTTTTAAACTATCAACAGTCATTATCTTTGTTAAATTGTTTACGACATTTTTTGACTTCTTTGAGTTCATTTTTAATCATTTGATAAGCATCTTCTGGAGAAATTCTCTTTGACATCTCCATGGCAGTAATGACTTCTACTCTGGTGCCAAAGTGTTTCAATGCTTCTTCAAAGCAATTTAATTCTTCATACATCACCAATACCCCTAATTTTTTCAATTAGAATATCAATTCTGGCATCAAGTGAGTTCCAACATTCGTGCAGAGAATTAGTCTGTGAAATGTTTTCTTCTTCTAATAATTTGACACGATTTTCAAGTTCTTCTATCTTATCAAGAATAGAATCGATTGGTGGTTGTTCTTTGATACCCCACTTTTCAAAGAACCAGTAGGGATTAGGTTTAGTCATGAGTATTATGGTAAACGTTAAGTTTATGTATTTCTTGTGTAACCCAAATCATCTCTTGTTGAAGTCTAGAAATTTTGTCTTCATGTGACTTTAACCAGTCATCATTAAAGTTTTGTGCGTAATTTTCTTCTATTTTATGCTCATGCCCTATCCATTCTGGTGGGGTTGATGTCTTCCAAGGATAGAGTTGATATTCTAACTCAGAAACAATTCCCCACAACCAAACACGGATTGAATAAATCACAACTTACCACCAACGACTCCACTATTTACAACACGAGTGTAATCATCAATCGTTCCATCTTGCAGTGCTTTGAGATGCCAACGTGTAACATTTAGCACTCCTTCTTCTGTGCCACCAGTGATAAAGTGCTGACCAAGAGGATCTTTCAGAATACTTGTGTATAATCCAAAGCGAGTGGTTTTGATGTAGAAAGTATCATCAATCCACTCTACATCTTCGGGAATGTTCTTTTCAACAGTGCCACCAAAAGAATCTTGAAGGCGTGGTTTTCTTTTTTGTTCTTGTTTTGTTTGTTCCATTAGGTTCTCCCATAATCATCTTCTAATCTAATAATATCACATTCGTCACAAATATCACCTAGTTGAACTTCAACAAATTTGATACCTTCTTCACCAGCAGTTAATCTATGAACTACATCTTTATCAATATGAATATAGTCACCACGTGAAACTTGCCATTTACTATCATCAATGGTTAATGAACCATACCCTTTAACTATTACCCAGAACTCTTCCCTATGCTTATGTTTTTGCAGAGAAAACTGGAGGTGTGGTTCAATGTATATTGTTTTAATTTTATAAGGGTTATCCTCGTTTTCTTCATGTACAATATACCACCCCCAAGGTTTCTCAGTTTTTTTCACAAGTCACAACACTCCCCATTTACCATAATGCCACCAGGACATGGATTCTCAAATGGTTTATTTTTATACATTGCATTAGTAGATTCACTATTCGATTCCTCAATTTTTTTGTTAAAACCGAAAGGTCCTTCTTTTTCTTCAAGTACAAGTTTCAATGCAACACCACCAATTGCTTCCATAACCCTAAGGATATCTTCAGCCTTTGCGTTCTCGCCAAGTTCTTTGGAAATATACCAATACTTTGGCCAGAATGTTTCACCTGCTTTTTGATAATCTTCAAGTGTTAATAGTTTCATTTTTTCTTCATCAGGTCTGGATGTGGGGCATAAAGTGGTCCTTGATAATTTCTAGGAACTTTTACCTCTTGGTCTTTTTTTGAACTTTCATGCAGTTTTTTCACTGCGGCAACAACTTCTGGAGTTTCTGTCCACTCCCATGTTTCACCACCTTTTCCAATAAATTGTTTTTTAGTCATACTACTTGTTAATTATTTGATAGTTTGAGAAGATTCATAATGTAATCCAACGTTCATTATTAAGAGTCCATTGTGTAACTTCTGCAATACGTTCCCGAACGGATTTAGCAGGAACCCATCCCAATTCTTTCATTTTATCACCATCTAGAGCGTAACGCAAGTCGTGCCCAGGACGTGAAGAATGAAAGTCAACTAATTCATAAACTAGGTCTGTTTCTTGGGCTTCTGCGATGATTTTTGCGAGTTCCAAGTTGTTGAGTTCTTCTGCTCCAACAATGTTAAACTTAGGACATTTAGCGTTACCCCAAGTAGGTTCAAACTTACCCTCATAGTTCAGTAGAAATAGAATAGCAGATGCAACATCTTCGGCATGAATATAGTGACGT